AAAAAGAGCTTATCATGTCAATGAGTTTCCAATTCGATACATAGAACAGACCGAGCCTGTCAGCTCCAGAGCTAAAATTAAATACCTACCTAATATATTAACATTCGACATTGAAACAACCTCAATTACAGATGTAGAAGAGCCTTATGGCTTCATGTATTCATGGGGCTGTTGCCTAGATGATATGTTAATATATGGAAACACCTGGAGAGAATTCGACAGGTTTATAGACAGGCTCAAAGACTGGCTGGAGTTCGATTTATCAAAGCGGTTAATCTGCTGGGTGCATAATTTAGGCTTCGAATTTCAATTCGGAAAAGAGTTTTGGAAGCGTGATTTTGAAGACATTGAAGTGTTTGCAATTCAGAATAGAAAAATAATAAAAGTAACCTGTAAAAACGGGCTTGAGTTTCGTTGCACTTATAAGTTATCAAACATGAGTTTAAAAAATGCCGTTCTATTTGAGCGAGGAACTAAGCACGTAAAACATGACGGCGATTTAGATTATCGCAAAATAAGAACTCCCAACACACACCTAAAACTAACAGAATTTAGCTATCAAATGGGAGACGTGCAGACGCTTTATGAATATGTTAAGGCAGTTTTGATTAATAATAATGATACTTTTAATACAATACCGCTAACGTCCACGGGATATCCTAGACGTGCTATAAGACTGGCTACCAGAAAACAGGCTGGTTATAGAGGTTATTTCTTACGCAATCTATTGACTCCTAATGTCTATACTATGCTTAAAGAAGCAGCCAGAGGCGGAGATACTCATACAAACAGACTACTGTCTAATAGGTTACTAGTTAACTGTATCGATTCGCTAGACAAAAAATCCTCTTACCCGTGGCAGATGTATAGCCAGCATTATCCTATAGAAAAATTTACATATTATGGATGCTTGGAAAGTGCTGGAGAGTTTAACACACTTTTGAAACACTATGCACTACTATTTAGAGTCTGCTTTGTGAACATCAGAGTTCGAAGTGATAACAGCAGTACTTATATACCTACATCTAAGACACGTAATAGAAATTTTGAAAATGTAGTCTATGACAATGGGCGCATCGTTTCAGTAGTTGGACATTTTGAAATGACATTGACTGACATTGACTGGCGTATAATTAAAGAGCATTACACATGGGATTATGCGCTGGTTTTCGATTTACATTTTGCAAAATACGGACTTCTGCCAGATGCTATAAGGTTAACAGTCCTAGAATGGTTTAAACGTAAATGCGAATTGGATTATTGCAGAAAAATATATGAAGAAAACACGCTGGAGGAATGGAAAAAATTGATAAATGAGTACATAGTCGCCTATTCATATGAAGACGTTGACTATCAATACAATAGTTTTAAGCGTTTACTCAATGCACTTTTCGGACTTTGCTATACCGACCCAGTTAGAGATATTATCACGATTGAAGAGGAACAGGACGCCCTTGTTTGGCAACCTCAGAAACGCCCTGATATAGCGGAAGCATTAGAACATTATAACAATAGCTGGAATAGCTTTCTAGTGTATGCCGTTGGCGTTTGGGTGACAGCTTGGGGACGCTTCGAACTTAATGACCTGGTTAGAGCTACCAGCGTTAACGGTAATATGTCAGCCTACTGGGACACTGACAGCTCAAAAGCTCATATAGTAGACTGGACACCTATAGAAGAATTAAATAACAGGCTTAAGCTTAAAGCTGAAAACATGGGTGCTGTTGTTGACGTTCACGGGATTAAAAGTTATATGGGTTTAGTAGAACGTGAAACCAAAAAACCTCTATACGAGTTTAAAGCAATAGGTGCTAAAAAATACGCCTATCGTGATGATAAAGGGTTACACGTTACAATTTCAGGAGTTGGCAAAAAGGGATCTGCGAAGCAATTAAAAAAGGTTGAAAATTTAAAAACAGGTTTTGTGTTCACAGGCGAAGCTGGAGGCAAAGAGTTAATCTATCGTGATGAATCTATACACACTATTGATATTAACGGAGAGCTGATAGAAACAGCCTCAAGTGTAGCAATCAAAGACTCAACTTATACTGTAGGATTAACACGGGAATATGCTGAGTTGCTGGGGCTATTTGAAGATGTAGACTATGATTTTGAGTTAAAGGATGATTGAAAATGGCAATTGAAGATAACAAAATGTTTATAAACGTGTACGATATGAAAAATCCAGAATACCCGTTCCAGTTCTTTATCGGAGGACGCGGCACTGGTAAGACTTATTCAGCACTAGGCGGTGCAGTAGAAGGACACGTAAATAACAAGTTCATGTATAGCCGTATGACTGACAAAGAATACAAAGTGTTGCTGGATATTAAGGGGATAGAGGGCGGCAACCCATTCAAAAAATACAACCATGAAAATGGGACCAACTACGGACTTAATAGGATTAACAGCTCCCTGTCAGGCATTTATCAGCGTGAAGCTAATAAAGACGGTTTACTCATCCCGACGGGACAGCCTATCGGCTACGGCTCGGCACTCTACAATATAGCAGATTTGCGCTCCATAGATTTTTACGACGTGTCGGACTGGATACTTGATGAATTTGTCCCAGAGAAACACAAAAGAGCTTTACCAGATGCCGCAGACGCTTTCTTTAATGCGTACGAAACCATTAACAGAAACAGGGAACTAGAAGAGCCAGCAAAGCCTCCTGTTAATGTTTGGGCTATTTCCAATTCTAATAATATCTATAATGATATGTTTAAGGGGCTTGGAATAGTTGCGGATATCGAAAAAGCAGTGCGAAAGAAAAAAACTGACCTTTACTATAAGGATAGAGGGCTTGCTGTTCATCTACTTAAAAATAGTAAAATATTTGATGCTAAGAAACGGCAGACGGCACTTTATAAACTATCTAGAGGCACACGATATGCAGAAATGGCACTGGAAAATAAATTTGCCTATGATGATTTTTCACTGGTAGGCTACAAACTGTTGAAATACGGCTGGCGGCCTGTAGTTTCAATAATTAATGGTGATACAGAATATAGCATCTATAGAAAAACTGGAGATAAGTTCATGCACGTTACATATTATCAAGCGAAATACACGCCAGCGTTTAAAGTTAAACACGCTCAGGATAGAGCTGGGTTTAAAAAAGAATATGGACAATATTTATATGATAAGTTTATCAGAGGCTATTTAACATTCGAAACATACGAGCTAAAATGCGAACTGCTTGACTTATTAACAGTTAAAATATAATATACATATAGAAGCCAGAGCCTTAAGAGTCAGCCGCCGGAAGCGGTGGGGCGTAATAGGGTGACACCCTGTTATCTGGCTTCTTTTTTGTTTGCAATAAAAAAGCTGTCCTATAAATAGGACAGCTTAATTATTATCAGATGTCTCATCTAAAGCATTATCACCAGTGGCATTACCAGCTATTTGTTTATAATTCCATGGCTGATTTTCTATTTTTCATATATTCCCATTGGTTACCTCCTTTTAAATATAACTCCTCAAGCCTACCTTCCTCGGTCATGTGCATAGCAGTTTATGAAGATTTATGACTGAGTACACTATTAAATAATGTTTTAGTCTACGTAAAAAGCTAATGCGTAGAAACTACTATCACTAGAGTGCATCAAGATAGTGTCGTTTACTGTATCATAAGAAATAACTGCACGAACTGAACCGCCTAAAGTTGCACTATACGCAAGCGATTGTACATTGTGTACATTTTTAAATGTTGGTACACCGACAGTTACCATATTAAATAATTGCCATTTATTATCTGCAGCACTTCTTTGAGCAAGAGCAACAGCAACTTGTCTTTTACTTGCCAAGTCAAAACCTAATGTTAATGCTATATCTGTGCTTGAATTAGTCGCATCGATGATATGATAATTACCTACCGAAGACGATAAGGCATTTTCTAAATCAGATAAATCACTATTTAGCTGAGAAAGTACTGTTTGCACGTCCTCACCTTGCCACTTGTCAGCATCAAAAGGCTCGCCTGTAGTAACAGCAGTGATGCAGCGGTATCTGTCACCGTTATATGTTACAACATCACCAACGTTATAGGTTCTGGTAGCGTCGTAAGCGTCAGCAATTGAAACACTGTTGAACTTGTTATTATTTGTCACAACCTGTTCATTAAGTGTCTGGTTGATTGCGAGAAAACGAGCGGCATTAGCGGAATTGATTCCCTCCTGTTCTGTCTTGAATGTGTCAAGCTCTGCAAGTTCTGTAGTATGTTCTCCAGATGTTTGTTGTAGTGTTGCAATCTGTCCAGCGAACACCTCCACGTTAGATACAGCAGAATAGAGCAGCTCATCTAATAATTCCATTGTAGCGTTATAGTCGCTAAATATAGGGCGGTCTGTACCCGTCACAAGTGGCAAATGATAATGTAAAGTTGAATTTTGAATTGACATAAAATAACCTCCTATCTAAATGTTAACCATTCTAGGGCTGTCAAGTCTAGCCCCTCAAGTTCTGATTCTGTGTAATTTCTTGCAGCAAATTCATCAGCTGTCAATGTGTTGCACAGATATGTTAAGACTTCACTAATTGCCATATTAACGGGCATTTTTTCACCACTAACAGGCGAAAAGATAAAAAGCTTTTTGAGGAACTGCTTGCCGTAATATGCGAAGTCTCTGTTAGTTAGATTATACTGTTGCAGCTGCGCCTCTGTCAATCCTAGTTCAGATAGCTGCGCCTCTGTCAATCCTAGATATCGCATATACTGATATATTTCCTTGTTATTATCATCCAGCGAAACACGCTTTCCGATAACTCCATTATATACGTTGGCGGCACTGGCTGCCTCTACTCTTTTGATGTATTCCAAAAGAGCCTTAAGCTCAGCATCTGTTTTTGCTTTCTCAATATAGAGCTTATCAAGCAGAGCATTGAACTGTACATAGATTTTAGTTTCAAGCTCTGACTTTACAGCGTCTATATAATCCTTAATATACTTAAAGCGATTATCCAGCTCGTCCAGAACAGTTTCCAGTTCTTCAATTCTTGCCTCATTAGTAAAAACTTTCTTCTTTATTATAGAATAATCCGAAACTAAGTTACTTAGTTCAGCAAACTGTTTTTCTAGAGCTGTGATTCTAGGCAGTGCTTTCTCTAACTCTGCAATTTGTTTAACCCATTCTGCAAAAGTAGCGTCTAGCTCTTTCATCTTATTAAGTAGCCAGTCATCATTAAACCTCTGCGCATCTGTATAAGGATATTCATGATTATAAGCCATTTTAATACCTCCTAATTAAAAATTCTTCTTCGAACATATTAGCAATAGTTTCATATATATCAAACTTTCGCAGTTCGATTTCTTCTTTAATCATTGCCTGTGTCGTCATAACACCAATGTTACCATGGACACGCCCTTCATGGAAACTATAATCAATCTTATCATTAGTTCCCTGTCGCCTGTTAATTGTCGTAGCATTAGCAGTGTCGTGTCTATTTCCTATTCTACCATTAACACCAGTTGAACCCGTCACCGTCTGTGTATGGTTGTTAGTGTCAGCACTGCTTCTGCCAGCCGTTTGTCCACTAGCCGCACTTTCTGGAGATAGTGCAGACGTATCAAACGCACTAACATTATTAAGTAGACTATTACTATTGGAGTCGCTGGTAGCATCGTGAGCACTTCCGCTGGTGCTAGTGCTGGAGCTTTCGCTGGAGCTTTCGCTGGAGCTTTCGCTGGAGCTGGCACTGGTGCTAGAACTAGAGCTTTCACTATTAAATGCACTTTCGCTAGAACTTGCTGAGTCACTCCATGCTTCCATTCTGTCATAGTTCTCAGTAGGTACATAGTCAGAATATAGTGTGTCATACATTCGTTTAAACTGTTCATACATTCTGGCGAACCAGCTTTCTATATTGCGCTTTAGGAAATCGGGCTGTTGATGAAATGGGAAAAGCTCCCCAGACTGTTGCAATATCAAATCAATTAAAGTCTGTTTATCGAACTCTTCATATAAGGTGATATCATCAAAAAGTTTTTTGTCGCTGAATTGATAAAATCCCCATAATGTTATTCTACCCAATAATATCACCTCCTAATAGCTCGCCAGCTTTCTCCAGTACCTCAGCATCGCCTCGAAGCTCAACGCTGAACTCTTCACCAGTTAAACGGCTGGCAAATTCCAGACTAGGCTTTAGATTATCCTCTACAACTAGAGTTGGTATTGCCTTAATTTCTACATTGTTTGCGTTGACCTCATCAGTCACTAAGCGTTCACGCTTATTAAGATTAGCGTTGTTGATACCGATTAAGCTTAAAAACTCGTTGAAATAGCTGCGCTTAAGCTCCTGTACTTTATCAGAAACGAACTCTGAACCTAATTCAGACACTAGAGTGTTGACGTTGACGCTTGCCAAGTCTTCTGAATTAATAACAACGTAAGGATTTCCAATAGTTAAATCGTTCAATGCTTCTTTAAGAGTTGCTGCTATTTTCTTGTTTGGCGCTCCCAAGAGTTTACCCATGGATGCAGTCATTAAGTTAACATTCATAGCCTTGTCACACGCTGCCATTTTTTCAGCAGTGCGAACTATAAAAGGTCTGAAGCCGCAATAATCATCAAAAAGTTTAATAATGCAGCTGTTAATCCCTACAATCCCTATTTTGATGTCATCGAAAAACGGATTTGAAAAGCTTAATTGCCTAGGCTGATAATATAAGTCAATCTCATTAACTCCATAGTCACCAGCTACCCAGCCAAATTTGTTTGTATAAATCAACCCGACACTGCCCCAGTGAAATAGCAGATATCTAAAAAAATTCAGTGCTATGTGTTTGGGGATTCTCAACTGGTATTTAAAGTATACAAGCCACCAGAGCACCCATTCATAGTATGCCGTTTCAGTGTTCAGCGAGCCCTTTACTTCACTGGGCTGAATGCTAAAATAATTAGCTAACATCTGCTGATTATATGTCATAGGTGAATTAATCATATATTCACACCTCCTATTGTATAAATACGCCCGAATCCATGAGGCTTTCAACCTCTTCTATAAGCTCTCTATTTAACGGAGCTTGTAATTTGAACTCACTCGTTTTAACAAATCCTGTTAGTGTTCCGATAGTCAATATCTTGCCGCAAGGTCTACCATATAATTGCCTTAACACTTCTGGATCTTCTGATAGTCCCCTTTTCATCAAGTAAACAGATAATGACTTATTGTCGTAGGCTGATGAATTACCGCCAAAGGCATTAATTACACTA